ACTGCAATAAATATATACACACTCAACACTGATATCCTAGCGGTCACCATGTAGGACCGGCATGGGCACAAATCGACCCTCACCAACGCGAAGGTCAATCCCACCACACCAGCCCTCCATAGCACTCTGGAGAAACGGACTGATCCCAAAGGCCCGCGCGAAACTAATACGCGTGCCATCGGAAACATGAGGCTGTCTCGTCCTTCTCACCATCCTCAGGAACCCGGTTTCCATACAGCTCTGGTTCCGGATGTTGGTGGTGACGCCTGCTGCGCTGAATTGCTCATATAGGACATTATAAATTGGAATGTCGCCATACAAGCTGAGTCCCGCAGTGCCAACTGCACTCAACCAAGCTGGGTACTGAACGGGTGGGAACCCAAGCATCATGGAATCCTTGGACAATGCTGCCATTGGATCCCTGACCATAACCCACTCGCCAGCAACCCAAACCGGATGCATCTGGCAAAACTCACACTCTTCAAACACAAAACAGGGGTCTTCCACCTCCATCTCAAACCCAAACTCCAAAAACCAAGCATCAAGCCCACGGGAAAAAGCAGCGAGATCCCTGGCCTCCATAAAGACCAAACAATCATCGCCGTTGTTGGCCAGCGAAGCCCGGATTCCTTTCTCGCGAACGTACTGCATGACCAACGAACTCATGATTAGGCAATTGCCCAACCCGGTGTTCATGTCACCACTACTACGGGTGCCTTCGACAACGTAGTCTATACGCACCCCATCCGCGAAAGCAGACCCCCGGTTCTTTAGTTGCTGCTTCAGAAGGAACTCTAGCTCCGGAGATTTGAACACACGATTGTACACTGAGTGCTCCCACTTGAGAGCACTAGCACTAACATGCTGATCAAACCTCGAAGCATCGAGCCCGACTGCCACGGGATGATCGTACTTATCCCATTTCCGCCGCAACTGCCGACCAACCTCTTCCACCGTTAGCCCCTTCATAACGATAAGTTCCTCCTCCTCCGCCTTCCACACCACCGCGAGAGCCCGGTAAAGCTCTTCCTCAACGCGGCGGGTGTACCTTCCCAGTGCCACATTAAACACCGGAGATCTGGGTTGTATAAGCCTAGGACAAGGATCCTGCTTAGCGCCAGTCTTGCGAAACTCGACTTTCTCGAATTTAACAAAACTGCCCAATCTGCAGTCTCTCTTTACCACGCCCCTACGCTTGTACTCTTCAGCAGCCCGTGAATACAGGGTCCTCTTGTGTGCAGGACACTGCTGAACAAATTGTTCGCAGGTCAACTCTTTGACACCATGGTCCCCTGCCAGCACTACGCCGGCGAGCTTTTTGCTTATCGAGTCCAAACGCAACCAGGCCCGCGGGTTACCCCGCGGACACTCCACCAACCCATTTGGTCCCTTCACATAAAATACACGCTCATTCACGGCCCGGATTAGGTTAACAGCTGAGTTGTTATGACAGCCATATTCCCTGCACGCGAGCTGTGGATGGGCGACGAATCGCCTGGTCACAGACGGTTTACTATCCCATGGCTTGACGGCAATAGCTGGATGGATCCGAAGATCTGCAAGGGGGGGAAGGATCGAACGCGAGCCATCACTGGCCAACTTCACACCCCCTAACTCCCTCGTATCCACTGCCGCACCCACCACGGGACGCCCCTAGTAACCCCTGCCCGCGGAGCGGACAACCCGGCCGACTAAATCGGCAAAGTCATCCTCATCCACGGACAAAGGCGCTAGCTTAACCAGAAGACGCTGGAAGGTGGCCCGCTGTCGCTCTGCCACCTCTCCATCCTCGACTGCCTTCCGGAGGATGCGGCGGACCGCATTCTCAACGTAAGCAACTCCCAGCACACTGGTGTCCCTAAGCTCACGCTCAGGAACCTCAGCACGCATCGTGTCCAAAAGAGGACGCAACCGCCTGATCAGCACCGCCACCCGTCGGATGGTCCGGTGCCGCTCATCGTGGGAACCAAGGATCTTCGCCTTCACGGTCGACCAAAAGCCCATGGAGAACTTGGTGTCACTACCACCCTCTTCATCCATGGGCCCAGCGTAAACCGACTGGACCAGCCCCACCGCCATGCTATCCTTGGTCCCAGCAAACACTCTCGCAAACAAACCTTGCAAGAAAGTTGGGCCAGCCGGGATCGTGTCCAGCACGACGGGGGGGACAGGTTGGTCAACATCAAACTCACGAACCTCGGGGACGTCGCTAAAAGTGACATCCCTCGGCTCGGCTGTTGACTCGCCTGTGCGTAATATTCCGCCGGATGGCGGACTGGACTCTCCCACCATAGGTGGTACTTCCCCTTGCGGGGGTCCAGGTGAAATGTGATTAGCTCCACCCCTAGCCAAATCTTCCCATTTGATATCAAAGAACAAGGGCCATACTTCTGGCTCAAATTGTTCAACAGGAAGCGCGACCACCGGCTCAACTGCCGCGTGGTCGCTCTTTGGCACGCACAAAACGGGACGTGCGCGGGGGGTCTTACGCCGCAAACCGCGCGGTGCAAGATAGCTGGGTACCGCCCCTGGCACAACTAGCACAGGGGACGGCTCGGGACGTGGGTACAAAAAATTGATAGCGCGTTTAAACATAATCTATGACAAAAGAGCAGCCAAATAGGATTGGGGATGAAATTCTGGATCTACCTGACTGGAATCACCATGGGTGGATTCATACCAACGTATAAAACTGGTCACCTCCGACTCCCAATTGGAAAAACCTACAAGCATCATCTCTAAACTATCACCATCATACTGCTCCTTAAACAACTTAATAACACTACCATCTTTAACAATAACCCACGCGCCTAGCTTGCGGACTTCTCCCTGGGGGCCCAACCCAGTTCGAAGGAGCCGCCGAATGATACCATTGCTGGACATCAC